GTCATCAAGCCTGGGCAGATGTACTAATCAATCACATCAAAGAATACAAACTACTATGATATTGTATGTAAACGGCGACAGCCATACCGCAGCAGCAGAAGCAGTCAATCCACATGCATTTGCCATGGACGATGGACCATTGTTTTACATGGGGCGGGCACCACATCCAGAAAATTTAGCAGTGAGCTGGGGCACACGCTTGAGCAAAGCATTAAGAGCCAGTTTCCACTGCGGTGCCGAGAGTGCCAGCAGCAACACCAGAATACTCAGAACAACCAGAGATTGGCTGACCAAAATACGAAACTTTGACGAAGTGTTGATGGTGATTCAATGGAGTACTTGGGAACGCGAAGAATGGTTGATCGATGGTGTGTACTATCAAATTGGTGCCAGCGGACAGGACGATGTGCCCGAAGAACATAAACAACGCTACAAGGAATTTGTAGTTGGTGTTGATTGGAAAGAAAAAACCAAACAAGCACATGATGAGATTTGGCAACTGCACACTGACTTGGAGGGCCTGGGTGTAAATCACATCTTCTTCAACGGCAATAACGATTTTGGCACAATCAAAGACCAAAAAGACTGGGGCACCAGTTACATTGATCCATATGATCCCGCAGGTACTTACAGTGCTCGAATACAAGCACAAGGTATCCAAACAGTTACGCCCAAATCGTGGCATTTTGGCAGCGATGGCCATAGCTTTTGGAATCGTTTTATGTTACAATATATCAATGCCAACAACAAAGTTTAAAGAGTTATCATGCGTTATGTGTTAATTGATACAGCCAACATGTTCTTTCGTGCCAGGCACACAGCTTTTCGCGCCAGTGATCCTTGGGAAAAAGTCGGAGTAGCACTGCATACCACCTTGATGAGTGCCAACAAAGTGGTCAAACGCTTTGAAGCAGATCATGTGGTATTCGCACTGGAAGGTCGCAGTTGGCGCAAAGATCACTACAAACCCTACAAGGCCAATCGTGCTGTGGCTCGCGCAGCACTGACCGAGGCCGAAGCCGAAGAAGATGCCATGTTCTGGGAAGCATTTGACAACCTGACTAAATACTTGTCAGAGCGAACCAACTGTAGTGTGATTAGATGCCCCACTGCCGAAGGCGATGACATCATTGCTCGCTGGATCGCACTACATCCCCAAGACGAACACATTGTGATCAGCAGCGACACAGATTTTGTGCAGTTGGTGGCCCAAAATGTAAAACAATACAATGGTATCACAGACGAACTTATCACAGTCGACGGTATCTTTGATGCCAAAGGCCGACCTGTAGTTGATAAGAAAACAAAAGAACCCAAGAAGATTCCAGACCCTGCGTGGTTGTTGTTTGAAAAGTGCATGCGTGGCGACACCAGCGACAATGTGTTTTCGGCATATCCAGGAGTGCGCACCAAAGGCACCAAGAACAAAGTGGGTCTAGAAGAAGCATTTGCCGACCGCACAAACAAAGGCTATAATTGGAACAATCTCATGTTGCAGCGTTGGATGGACCACAACGGTGAAGAACATCGTGTGTTGGATGACTACGAGCGCAATAGACAGTTAATCGATCTTGCACATCAACCTCAGGCCATCAAAGACACTGTGGATCTTGCCATCATTGAACAGGTGTCACACAAAGACATTGGTCAAGTTGGTGTGAGATTCATGCAGTTCTGTGGCAAATACGATTTGGTAAGATGTAGCGAAAGTGCTGACAGCTTTGGTCGTTGGATGAACGAGACATATAAAGGAGTGCTAAATGTTAGTGGCTAAAGTGGTAGCAGATAAACAATATTGGATTTTGCAAGATGACAATCAAAAAGTCGGCAACATTGAAGCATGGAACGGCGGCTATCAAGTTCGCATACATGATCAAGTAAAACAATTTAAAACAATTAAACTTGCGGCTCGTGAATCAAACATTGTGTTTGAAAAAGGCGCGGCACCAACCAAACCCGACACCAGCCGAGTACATGGTTTTCCTGTGTCAGGCAGATGTTATAATCCTGTATGGGATGTGGCACATCGCTTGCCGTTGTATACCAAGACTCGCAAAAGCAAAAGTTGGTTTGCTGCCGGATGGTATTCTATCAAGCGCGGTCGTAAATGGAAGTTGGTACAGGATCCCAAGTTGATTGCACTACAACGCTATCCGTATCAAGGCCCATTCCACAGCAAAGAAGAAGTAAAATGAATCCGTTTAGAGATCAAGAAAAATTTATGCGAGCTTGCGACCAAAGCGTCGACAAGTTCAATGGAACACAGTTTGATATGTATTGTGCTCTTATTGAAGAAGAGCACAAAGAACTAAAAGTTGCACTAGCAGAAAACGACGAAGAAGAAATTGTTGATGCCTTACTAGACATCCTTGTTGTTACAATAGGCGCACTGCATAGTTTTGGTGCCGACGGTGAAGGTGGTTGGAAAGAAGTCATGAGCACTAACTTTGCCAAGATTGATCGAGAAACTGGCAAGGTGCGCAAGCGTGAAGATGGCAAGGTACTCAAGCCCACCGGTTGGACTGCTCCGAATCTCAAACCGTATCTTAAAAAATGAGCATCCATATTCAAAAATTCATCGAGCGTGTACAGGGTTTTGAAGCCAGAGCCGCAAAAGATTTTACTATGCCAATGAAAGATGCCAAAGATCTACATGCTGACATAACACGACTGCTGTTGACTGTGAATCAACTGCGCGAAATAGCTGTTGCTGCCCAGCAAAACGACAAAATTTCCATCGAAGTCGGGGGCGGCTCATTCTAATAACTCCCTATATTTGTCATAAATAAAAATGTAGGAGTTTAATGATGTCAAGACCCAAACCCAAAGTTCTTTTAGAACTCACAAACAAAGCCACTTACAAGACAGAACAGGTGTTGTCTTCGTCCGGCGTGTGGGCAGTATTCTATGATGACACTCCGATCAATCTCAAGACCAGCAACATGTTGGTGCAGACTCCGGGTCCCAAATACAAGAAAGTTTCTTTTTCCAATCCTGGACATGCACACAATCTTTCAAAGAAGTTAAACGCACAATTCAAGACTGACAAGTTCACTGTGGTGTTGTTGAAGCAGGGCGATACTGTTCAGCCCAGTGGTGCGTGACAAGCTAAAACTAACGGCTGCATTGGTAGCAGAGCTGCCTGCAGAATTCAGCGAGTCTGTAGAATCTGCATCAAGATCCTGGTGGTCAAACATTCGCAAGACCGGTGGTATGCGATTGACTGATCACGGTTACTATGTGTTTAGTCGTGTGTTGGATTTGGCACATTACGGAATAGATATCAAGCCAACAGCCAGTCGCATTGTGCTGGCGTTGGATCGCAAACTACAAACTCCTTACTATATAGAAATTGAAAAACGCATACCTGTTCGTGTGTACATGTTTGGCAGCCGCGAAGCAGTGACAGCACAGTTGTACGGTGATTTGGAAAAGTTCTTAAAGAATTATTGACATGTGCGGCATACTACTGGTCAAAAGTGCCCACCCCATTCCGCTTGAACAGCATCTTGCGGCGCTGCGTAAACTTGAAAGTCGTGGTCCAGACTTTTCCAGATATCAATACAAAAATAACATATTCATTGCGCAGGCCGTGCTGCATATCACTGGCACAGACGATTACTACCATCAACCACACACCAATTTTCTAGCCTACAACGGTGAAATTTATAACTACCGAGACCTCGGCACCTATGCCAATGATATAGAATTTGTAGATGATGCTGTTAATAATGATCCTGAACGATTAAAAGATGGATGGGGGCCTTGGGCCTGGGCCTGGACTGACGGTATCACAGTTAGGTATGCCGCAGATCCACAAGGTGAAAAAACTCTGTATCAATATCAGGACAACAGCGTACTGATTGTATGCTCAGAAGTGGCGCCCATACTTGAGTACATCAACGCTGTTAAATTGCCGCTGAATTACAGTACACGGCACTGGGCTATACTGGAACAAACGCCGTGGACTGGTATAACACGAGTGACACCAGGAAAAATGTATATGGACGGAAAACCCAATATTGAGTTAGACAGTGTTTGGGATTGGATTGCGCCTGCAACATACAACAACATCGACGAAGCATACGAAGAATTTAAATCAATATGGCAACGCACACTTGAACTAATGACGCCTGCATGTGCAGCGGCACTGACATATTCTGGAGGACTTGACAGCAGTATTATCCTAAGTCATATAGATAATCTTGAACTGTACACCACCGACATGCTGGGCAAGGATCCAATTGCCAGTGGTATTGTTGATTTTTTAATCCCAGGTGAGCAGACCAGATTGCACAAACTGGAAATTGATCCAGAACTATGGGCGCAACAATTTTGTGCTGTTGTGCGCAGAACACAGATGCCCGTTCAAAGTTGGAGCTTTGTTGGACAATGGGCCATAAGTGAAAGCTGTGAACAAAGAGTATTATTTACGGGT